TGCAGCTGCGGTATTTCGGGTACCCGGAGTCGATCGTCGATGCCGTCAGTGGTCGCACTTGGCTCGGCGACAACTTCGAGTTTGCGCTGCAGTATGGGGCGCTGCGCGACGCAGCAGCGTTCCTGAAAGAAGAAGCGGACATTGTGGCGATGTACGAGGCCAAGTACCAGGAAGCGCTGGCACAGATAAAGATGTTTGCACAGACCGGTCGTACGGACGACTATCGAGGACAAGGACGCTAAATGCCTACTTCATACACTGCCAAGCTCCGGCTGGCGCAGCCTGCGACAGGTGAGCTTTTCGGCACCTGGGGCACCACGGTTAACACCGGCATCACGGCCCTGGTTGAAGACGCCATCGCGGGGCGCGCATCAGTGGCCATGTCGGACGCGGACTACACCTTGACATCGAACAACGGTGCTGCGGACGAAGCGCGCAACATGGTGATCCGCATGACGGGCACACTGACCGCGCCGCGCAACGTGATCTGCCCTACGGCGGCCAAGCTGTACATCTTCGAGAACGCCACCACCGGCGGGTTCGCCGTGACCTTGAAGACCTCGGCCGGAACGGGTGTGTCCGTGGCAGCAGGCGCCTCGGCGCTGCTGCGGTGCGACGGCACGAACGTGGTGACATGGGTTACGGGCACGTCGCCTGGCGGCGCCACCACTCAGATCCAGTTCAATGACGCCGGTGTGTTCGCCGGTAGCTCCAACCTCACGTTTAACAAGACTACTGGTGTGATGACCGCCGGCAAGGATATGGTCGTGTCTGGTGTCAGCGTGGGTGTGGCGGGCGATGGTTCTGCCAATTCGCTGCTTGACACGGGCAACGTCGTGGTGGGGGTCGGGTCGGGGCTGTCCCGGGTGGGCACAATCGTCAACGCTACCGCTCTGGAGGGGGGCCGCACGTACAAAATCGTCACCGTAGGCACCACGAACTGGACGCTGGTGGGGGCCGCGTCTAATACTGTGGGGGTTGTGTTCGAAGCCGAAGATGTGGGCACGGGCACTGGTACTGCCTACTTGATGGCGAGCTACAACACGGTCGTCGGCAGCGGAGCGGGCGCGGCTATGGTGGACGCATCTAACAACGTGCTGCTCGGCACTAACGCCTCCGCCGCCGGAGTTGGCGGCGAAAACGCCGTCGTTATCGGCGCAGGTGCGGCAGCGGCCGCAGCTACCTTCAGTGAGTCAGTCATCATCGGGTACGGTGCCGTAAAAGACGCTATCTCCATGCCGTCCCTCAGTGTGGCTATTGGCCCCCGTGCCATGCTGCGCGGCGCAACGGTGTTTGGTACGGTGGCCATAGGTTCTGGCGCTCTGCGAGAGGCGTATGGGGTTAGCAGCGTAGTGGCCGTGGGCTACAACGCCATGGAGTCCTTTGGGCAGGACATTCCGGCAGGGAGCTTCATCGTAGGGCGGAACTACTATATCACCTCGGTAGGGACCACGAATTTTGTTGCTATTGGGGCGGCGTCCAACAACGTGGGCATTAATTTTACTGCCACCGGCGTCGGCTCTGGTACTGGCACGGCCAGCAGCGGTGGACTACGCTGCGTGGGTATTGGGTCTTACGTGATGGGTGCAATGTCCGACGGCAGCGACAACACCGCTGTCGGTGACGGGGCAGCGGGCACGCTCACCACGGGACTACGCAACGCAGCGTTTGGTAGCGGCGCGGGTACGGCTTCTACTGGCAGTAACAATCTAGAACTACTCACCGCCAACCCGGGCGGCGGGGCGGGTATCCACACCGTGGGTGCGAACAGCAACCGCATCGTGGTGGGCAATAACGAGCACACGAACGCCTACGTCAAAGTGGCGTGGACTGTGACTTCTGACGCCCGCGACAAGACTTCGTTCGCCCCAGTGCCGCACGGGCTGTCCTTTGTGCAGGCGCTGCAGCCTACGGCGTATCAATTCCGTACATCACGCGAAGACGCGACCCCTTCGGGCCCGGTGCGGTATGGCTTTTTGGCGCAGGATGTTCTGGCACTGGAGGGGGCGGGCGCAGTTGTGGTCGACGCCGAAGATGCGGACCACCTCAAATACAACGAAGCGTCCATGATCCCGATACTGGTCAAGGCCATTCAGGAACTGAAAGCCGAACTAGACGCGCTTCGCACGCAGATTGGATAACGCATGGCAGATGACCTCCTACCCCACCGTGTGCAACGCCTGGAAGCGGGCATTGATCGGCTGGCCGACGCCGTTGACCAGCAAGGGCGCAAGATGGATGACAAGTTGGACTCCATCGGGCAGAGCATCAGCTTGCTGGTGCGGATTGATGAGCGGCAGGTCGCCATTTCTGAACGGTTGCAGTTAGGGGCGGCCACCATGCAGAAGCATGAAGAGCGCCTCAACAAGATCGAGACGGTGCTGCCCGGGCTCAAGGAGCTGCGGCAGTACGTCATGATGGGCATTGTGGCCGGCGTCGGGATGATCGCCGCTGCCGTTTTGAAACTTGTGGTGTTCGTGTGACGCGCCAGTGGAGAATCACGGACTTGGTGGTTGACCACCGCACGGGGAAGCTGCGCGAGTCGGCCGTCTGGTCAAATATCGGCAAGGCGTCTATGACGTGGGCGTTTGTGCACACCGTCGCGAGCGGGCATAGCTCTGAGTGGCTGTGGATTGCGTACGGCGGGATCGTAGTGGCGCACGCCAGTGTGGAGCGTGTGCTGGGGCAGAGGCAGCAAAGCCTCGACAACAAGAAGGGGGCCGCAGATGCGCACCAGTGATTCAGGACTTGAGTTCATCCGGCACCACGAGGGACTGGAGACGAGGGCATACCCCGACCCCGGCTCCGCAGACGGCCACCCATGGACCATCGGCGTTGGCCACACGCGCGGCGTCAAGAAAGGTGATACGTGTACCGTAGAGCAGGCCATGGTCTGGCTGCGGGAAGATGTACGCGACGCGGAAGCTGCGGTGCTGCGCCTTGTCAAGGTGCCGCTATCACAAGACCAGTTCGACGCCTTGGTGTCGTTCGTGTTCAATGTGGGGGCCGGCGCGCTGGAGAAGTCCACGCTGCTGCGGATGCTGAACTCAAGCGACTACTTCGGTGCGGCCGTGCAGTTCGAGCGGTGGAACAAGAATGACGGCCGGGTCATGGCCGGGCTGACACGCCGGCGCAAGGAAGAACGCGACCTGTTCGAGGTCGGACACGCATGATGCTCAGCCTCGTACCGTGGCCCTACAAGATCCTGGCTGCTGCGCTGCTCGTTGCAGCGCTGGTTGCGTTCGGCTTCGTCAAGGGGGTACAGTACGAGGGTGACAAGGCCGATGTGCGGCAGGCCGCCCAGGAGAAAGCCGCCATGCAGGCGCATCTGGCCGCCACACAGCGCGGGCTCAACATCATGTCGGATGCCCTGGTCCTGGAAGGAGTCAAGAATGCACAGCTATCGGATGTGGATCGCCGTCTCAACGCTGCTCTTGGCGAGCTGCGCAAGCGCCCCGATCGTCCAGCCCCCAGCGCCAACCCCGGAGATCCCCCCGCTTGTGTTGGAGCTACCGGCGCGCAACTGGCAGCAGGAGATGCAGAATTTCTTGAGAGGTACGCTGCCGACGCAGCTCGACTACACGTTGCCGCCGAAACCTGCAAAGCCAGGTACGAAGCCTTGAGGCAGCGCCTCAACGGGAGATAACATGCCGCTGCAAAAACTTCAATTCCGGCCCGGTATCAACCGCGACGCCACGTCGTTGGCCACAGAAGGTGGTTGGTACGCGTGCAACAAAGTGCGCTTCCGCTCCGGCTTTCCTGAAAAGATCGGCGGCTGGACGCGCATCTCAACCGCTGCGTACCTGGGCATCTGTCGCTCGCTGGCCGTTTGGCGCATTCTCATTGGCGCAATCTACACCGGTGTCGGCACGCACCTCAAGATGTACGTGGAGGCCGGCGGGGACTACAACGACATCACGCCTATCCGCGACAACGAAGTCGTGGCCACCAACGCGTTCACAACCACGAACGGCTCCAGTGTCGTCGAGGTCAACGATGTCGCTCACGGCGCCGTCTCTGGAGCGTACGTGCTTATTTCTGCGTCCGGTGGTGCCGTCGGCGGTATCGCAGCGTCCGCGTTCGAGGGCGAGTTCGAGATCACGTATGTGGACGATGACAATTACACCATCGTTGTACCGGCGACAGCCACGTCCGACGCCACGGGCGGCAGCGCCACGTTTGACTACTTGCTTAACCCCGGCCTGGAGTACGCGACGTTTGCCTACGGCTGGGGGTCTGCTGCATTTGGTGACTACGCCTGGGGCACCGGGTACTCGGTCGAAATCCGCGACTTGCGGATGTGGACGCAGGTCGTGTACGGGCAAAACCTCGTGTTCGGTCCCAAGCTCGGCAGCATCTACCAGTTCACGCCCAACGCAAACCCGGCAATATTCGATCGCGGCGTTCTGGTGTCTTCGCTCCCCGGCGCCACGTCCGTTCCGCTGTACCAGTTCCACATGCTGTTTGAGCAGTCCGCGCGCATTCTGGTCGTGTACGGCACGAACGCGTACGGTGACACGGTGTACAACCCGCTGCTTGTTCGATGGAGCGACACGGAGGACATCGTCAACTGGGCCCCCGCGATAACCAACCAGACCGGCGAGTACACGCTGCCGTCCGGGTCGGCAATCGTCACCGCCGTGCACACACGCCAAGAGATCGTGATCCTGACCGATACCGCCGTGTTCACCCAGCAGTACGTCGGCGCTCCGTTCGTCTTCAGCTTTGTGCAACAAGCGGACAACATCTCGATCATGGGGCCGAACGCGGCCATCTCGATCAACGGCGTGGTTTACTGGATGGGGCGCGAGAAGTTCTACGCGTTCGACGGGCGTGTCCAGACACTGGAGTGCACGCTGCTGGACCACGTGTACGACAACATCAACCTGCTGCAGGGCTTGCAGGTGGTGGCGGGTACGAACGAGGGCTTCGATGAAGTCTGGTGGCACTACTGCAGCGCGGATGCGCTTTTGCCGGACCAATACGTGATCTATAACTACACGCTGCGCGTCTGGTACTACGGAACCATGTCCCGCACCGCGTGGATCGACTCCCCGCTGAAAGCATCGCCCCTAGCCGCTACGATAGTCAACAACCTGGTGCTGCACGAAGACGGCGTGGATGACGTGGAGACCGTCAGCAGCCAGCCGATCGACGCCTACATCGAGTCCTCGGACTTTGACATCGGTGACGGGCACAACTTTGGCTTCGTTCGCAGCATCCTGCCGGACCTGACTTTTACCGGCTCGACGGCGATCACACCTGCGGTGACCATGACAACGCAGACCCGGAACGCGCCAGGCGCCCCGCTGAACGCGGACACGGACGAGACGGTCTCCCGCACGTCAACGGTCGTTGTGGAGCAGTGGACTCCGCAGGTTTTCATGCGCGCGCGGGGGCGGCAGATGCGGTACAAGATTGCGTCGGACACGTTGGGGGTTCAGTGGAAAATTGGCACGCCGCGTATGGACGTCCGGCCCGACGGACGTAGGAGCTGACATGGCCCTGCGTGCACCGCGACTCAGCCAGGCCCCTGCGGAGTACGAGCGCCGCTTCTTGGACACGCTCGTGTCGGAACTTGTGGCGTATTTCAATCGCGCCAACGCGCCGTACCCGCACAACGCCAGCACGCTAAACATCAACATTGACACGTTGCCCACCGAAGCCGTCCTTGCTACACTACGCTCCGGCGACGTCTACAGGGACACGACTGCATCAAACGTGTTGAAAATCAAACCGTAAGAGGTCCCTATGAGTCTCGCAAAAATCGCATCGGCCAAGCGCAAGCGCAAGTTCTACGGTGGTGGCGACGCCGACCCCGAAGGCACGGCAGATGCTTCGCGCGCGGACGGCTCCCCGAGCGTAGGTGGGTTCAACCCGGACGGCGGATGGTCCGCCAACGATTCAGCGCAGTTCGGTACGCCCACGGCGCCGGCTGGCACCGGGGCTCCTTATTCCGGCGGGGACACAGGCGGAACGGCCACAGCCACACCGACGGCGGCACCTTCGAGCAATTTCCTGTCCGGTCTGACAGTTGAAGGCGTGCTTGGTGCGCTGGGGCGGATGCCGGGAGGTCTTGGCATGTTGTCAGGGCTGGCGAGCAAGGGTATTGCCGCTGCCAAGCAGGACTGGAGCGCGAGAGAAAACGACTCGGCGCAGTTTGGTATCCCGATGCCTTCACGCGGTCAGGACAACGGGGAAGGTAGCATGGGCTCCGGCTTGGCCTCGGATGCCGCGGCCAACCCCTTCGGGTCCTCCGCCCCTACGCAAACCACACCCACCGCGCCGGCCGACGCTGGCATGCGCAAGTACGTCTGGGACCCGGTGGCTCGGCAGTACACACTGACCAACGTCGGCGCAGGTGCCAACCCCATGGGCTACACATCCGGGCAGACGTTCAAGATGGCCGCCGGCGGGCAAGCGCCAAGTGGCATCGCTGCCGGGGCACCGCTGGGTCCGCGTTTCGTGCAGGGCGGTGGCACCGGCTTGTCGGACGATGTCCCGGTCAAGATGGATGACGGCGGCGAGGGGCGTCTGGCGGACGGTGAGTTCGTGATCCCCGCAGACGTGGTGTCTGGCCTGGGCGGGGGGTCGTCCAAGGCTGGCGCGGACATTCTGTACCAGATGATGGAGCGCATCCGACAGATGGCGCACGGCAAGAGCGAGCAGGTTCGTCCGGTGGACCCGGGCAAGGCCTTGCCCGTATAGGAGGCCAAATGGCAACGACTACATCGACAACCAACTCCTCGCTACCCGGCTACATCGAGCCGTACGTAACAGACCTGTTTGCGCGCTCACAGGCGTTGACAGGGAGTGCACCTGCGCCGACGTACATGCGCCCTGCGCACACGATGGCGATTAACCCAGGCTACGGAACAACCGCGTTGGATTCTGACCGCGTGGCGGGTCTCACCGACCTGCAGCAGCAGGCAGGCACGTCCGTGTCCGGGCTCAACGCCGGCAACCTGATGACGCAAGGTGCCGGTGCCATCGGTGCGGGGGCCAATTACACACCGAGCACCGGCGCCTTCGGGCTTGAGGCTGCACAGCAGTACATGAACCCGTACCAGCAAGGCGTGACCGATATTGCCAAGCGGGAAGCTACACGTGACGACATGATCGCCCAGACGGGGCGGGATTCCGCAGCGGCCAAGGCCGGCGCGTTCGGCGGCAGCCGGCACGGCGTCATCGAGGCGGAAGCCGATCGCAACTTGGGGCAGCGTCTCAACGACATCCAGACGCAAGGACTGAACACTTCCTGGCAACAGGCACAGCAGCAGTACAACGCTGACACCACGCGCCAGCAGCAGGACCGGCAGTTCGGTTCCCAAGCAGCGATCAAGGGCGGCGAGGCGCTGGGTGAGATGGGGCGTAGCGCGTTCGGGCTGCAGTCAACGGCGGGTCTGCTGGACCAGAGTACGCAGCAGAGAGGCATGGATACCGCGTACCAGGACTGGTTGAATACGCAGCAGCACCCATACGACCAGCTGACGTTCATGCGCAACATGGTGTCGGGTTTCCCGGGCAGCACAACCAGCCAGACAACGCAGCAGTCCCCGACGTCGAACTGGGCGTCGGATCTGGCGGGGGTTGGCTCCGCGATCGGTGGCCTGGGCAGTCTGTTCGACCTGTGGGCCGGCGGCGGGCACATCCCTGAACGCAAGTCCGGACTGGGCGCGGGGCGCGTGGCGCAACTTTACGGGAGCTTGGCATGAGCGTACAGAGTAGCATGGCGGTGGCAAAAGCCAAAGAGGCGCGCAACATCCCCGCTTTGGTTGCACTGCTGGAGCAAGGCAACTACGAGGCAGTGGCAGCGCTGAAAGAGCTGAACGACCAGAAGACCTACGCGCAGGGTTTGGCGAACCATACGGCCATGAGCCAGGAAGACACGTTGCCCGTGCTGGAACAGCTCGTGGGCAACCTGGAGGCGCCGCAGAGCGGGATCGCTGCGTATGCCAGCGGCGGCCGGGCGTTTTCGGATGGTGGCGCGCCGATGTTCCGCGGCGACAGCCCGTTCGATCGCGCAATGTCTTCGCTTGGAGACCTGTTCCAGTGGAAAGGCAACGCGCCCGCGAAGCCCGAGGCGCCGGCATATCCCGACACGACGTCTATCCGCGAGGCGCAGCAGGCCGGCAGCGCCTACCCCGACCAGGTCCAGGCCCGCTCGCCGACTACCAACAAGGCCACCGTGCGCAAGCCCCGGTACTCCGGCATCGCGGCTGCCGCTGCGCCGGCGGAGACCTCGCTCCCGTCTGATGGACCGTTCGACCCCAAGAAACGCATGCAGCGCCAGGAAGGCGCGGGGATGCCCAGCCTGCCGGCCGCCGAGGACCAGACGGACGATCAGTTGCGGCAAAGTCTGGAGGCGCTCACCACGCTGCAGAAGGAACGGGACGAGCTGCGCGGCAAGTCCCGGGCCCAGTTGGAAGCTGCCTACAACGCCAAGGTCAAGAACCTGACCCCCAGCAAGTTTGACCGTGTCATGGAGTTCCTCGCTGGTGTGTCCGCCAAGGGTGGTAGCAGCGCGGCACAGGCGCTGGGCGCCGGCGCGCTGGCCATGCACGGCAAGGACAAGGCCCGCAAGGAGCAGTTGGCGTCGGTCAAGGAGATGTATGACAAGGCGGACCTGCTGGAGCAGGAAGCCCTGGTGCGCGACCGCATGAAGGACGTCGAGGGGGCCATGGCGCTGCGCAAGCAGGCCGCGGACCTGCAGCGGCAGATCGCCGCCCAGAAGTCGACGGAGAATCTGCAGGGTGCGCAGGCCGACTACTACCGAGGCGCGCGCACTGACCAGGCGCAAGCTGCCGCAGCGGCAAGCCGCGCGCGGGCAAACCGGCCGACCGGAATCGCTGCCGGAGTCAAACCCATCGACCCCGTGAAGAGAGCCAATTTGATCCGCCAGGAGGCCGACGCGCTGGCGAAGGCAGAAGGCAAGGATCTTGAAATCATGACGCCTACGCAGCGAGAGGCGCTGACGGCGCGCGCGACGCGCATCGTGGATACGAACCTCGGCAAGCCGGCAGCTGCGAGCCCCGCTGGGGGGCAGCGCCTCAAATTTGACGCACAGGGCAACCTGATCCAGTAGGATACGGCATGGCAATCGAAGCAGAACTGGCTGACGGACGTATCCTGGAGTTCCCCGACGGCACAGATCCGTTGGTGATTCAGGCCACCATCAAGCGCATGATTGCCGGCGGCAAAGCCGCGCAGCCGCAGTCCGGTTTCGTCCCGGCGATGAAGGCCGGGTGGGAAGACCTCAAGGGTAGCCTGGCCGGGCTGGCCGGGCGCTCGGGGCTCATGTCCATCAAGGCCGCCGAGGAACAGCAAGCGCGCAACAAGGCCGAGGCCGCGCGGGTATTCAAGCCCACCGACGGCACCTGGTTTGACTCGCCCATGGCCAAGCTGGCGGAGACTGCCGGCGGTTCGCTGCCGTACATGGCGGCCCCTATCGCTGCAGGCGGCGCAGCCGCGTTTGCGGGTGCCCCGGCCCTGGCTGTGGCTGGCGCTGCCGGCCTGGCCTCCGCCACCCAGTTCACCGGGTCCAACCTGGCCCGGCAGCAGGATGAGGGCAAGAAGCTGGCCGATACGGACCTGGGCGCTGCTGCGCTGGCCTCGGTCCCCCAGGCCGCGCTGGACGTCGTCGGCTTCAAGATGATCCCCGGCATCCGCCGGATCTTCGCCGCTGCCGGCAAGGAGCTGACGCCCAAGGCCGCCGCCGAGATCGCGAAGCAGGGGCTCAAGTCCACGCTGGCCGACTACGCCAAGTCCGGCGTCAAGGCGTCTGGTGTCGAGGGTCTGACCGAGGCATCCCAGCAGGTGTTCGAACGGCTGCAGGCCGGGCTGGCGCTGAACGACGAGGCTGCGCGCGAGGAGTACCTGCAGAACTTCATCGGCGGCGCGGCGCTGGGCGGCGCCCTGTCGGTCCCCGGCCGGTTCCACGAGCGCGGGCGCGAGCAGCTCCAGGCCGCCCAGATCGAGGAACAGAAGCAGATCAAGGCCGAGCAGGACGCGGCCGCTCTGGCGCAGCAGCAGGAGGAGCAGAAAGCTGCCCGGCGGCAGGACCCGGCGTACGCGCAGCAGGTCGCTGACCGCTACCAGAAGGCCGAAGCCACGTACCGCTCCATGCTGCCAGGCAAGCTGGACAAGAACGCCGACGAGGCGACCAAGTTCGAGCACGCTGCGCGCGCGAAGCAGGCCAAGGAGTTTCTGGAAGCCGAGCTCAAGCCGCTGATCCCCGAGTACCTGGCGGTCAAGCCGACCTTGGCTGCGGCACAAACTGCGCAGCCTGCGCCCCCAGCGCCGGGTATGCCACCCACGGCGGAGGAGGAAGCGGGGCTGTTGTTCCCACTGGCGCCCACCAAGCTGCAGCCGCCCGGCCCGGCGATCCCGACTGCGGACGAGGTTGAGGCGCAACGGGTCGAGCTGACCAGCCAGCATCAGGCCCTGGACGCGCACGTCGAAGGCCTTCGGGATCAGGCCGCGCAAGCCGCCCAGGCCGGCGACACGGAGACGGCGGTTCGGTTATCCAAGCAGTTCAAGCAGGCTGAGCAGGCCCGGGATGCGGCCGCCCAGCAGATCGCTGCGCTGCCCAAGGCGCCGAAGAACCAGGACCTGGCCAAGCAATTGGAGAAGGCCAAGAAGGCGCTGACGATGGCTGGCGAAGCCGGTGACCCCGACGCGATCCTGCGCGCGGCCGCACGTGTCGAGAAGCTGAAATCGCAGGGCGCGGAGCTGATGCAGCCTGGGCCCGAGATGGAAATGGTGCCAGCCGGCGGCAAATCGGAGTCCCAGGCCGAGTTCTTCCCCAAGGTTGCCACGGACACGTTGCAGGAGAAACCCCTGCAGCTCCAGTTCGACGCTACAAAAATCGCAGTGCCCGATCGCGGGCAGGGCCCGGCACGGCTGCCATACGACCCCGGCACGGACATCCGGGCGATGGAGGCCAACCGGCTGGACACGTCCAAGACGGCGCAAAAGTCGCTGTTCGACTCCCCCGAGATGTCCACCAAGGTGCAGTCCGGGGTGGGAGATGTGTCGACGAAATCTCGGGCGCAGCTTGTCTCCGACCTGCAGATCGCGCGTGCCGCAGGCAACAAGGTGGCAGCCCAGGACGCTATCGAAGGCCTGCGTGACCTGAAGGCGCGGGGGGAGGCGACACCGACGGCCGATGTCAGCAGCCCCGCCGGAGCGCAGCTGGCGGCCACCATGGGTTCTCGCCTGCCGGGCAACGTCGCCAAGCAGCAGGCTGCGCGCGACGCCATGCAGCGCGCGTACGGCAACTTCGTCAGTATCCTGAACCGGTTCAGCAAAGGGCTGGCCAAGAAGGAGGAACTGGACACCGCGCGCAAACAGATCCTGGACAACCTGGTGGACGACATCGGTGTCACGCGCGGGTTGCCGCTCACGGCGCCCGAGGCACAAGCGGTGCAGTCCGAAGCCAAGCAACTGCTGAATGAACTGCAAACGCGGTTTGGCGACACGCGGGATGTCATCGACGTTGGCACCAAGGAGATGCCGGAATACGCGCCGGTGCAGGAGCGGGACGGTACGTTCATCCGCGACCAGATCCCCCGGCCGCAGGGCACCGCCAACCTCGAATCTCGTCGCCCAGGTCGGCAGACCTTTGGCAGTCCGTACGCTGCCGCACAGTCGATTCGGGAAGGCCTGGAACAAATCCGCAACAACGCGATCAACAGCCAGCCTGGGGTGCCCGGCGTCGTCGGTGTGCAGACGCCCAAAACAACTTCTCCGGAAGCCCTGGCCAAGGCGTTGGAGACCGCAAAGCCCAGCCCGCTCGTCGAGCGGCTCAAGGACAACCTGCCGGCGTTCGCATCGGACCCGGCGCGCCGCAATTTGGCCGCCGAGTGGTTGTACAAGGAGTCGATCGGCCAGAAAAACGACACCGGCTCCGAGGTAGCGGCCGCGCTGGATCGACTGGACGAAGGCGGACGCAG